ACCGAGTCGAGTTTCTGTTAAAGCATATTGCTTAACAGAAAGGTTCAACTCCTCGGATTTTGTTAGTCAAGTTGGAGATCTTGAAAGCGAGCTCCTACGCTAGGATACACACTGTCGTACACCGGTCGAAAGATAAGTTCGTACATAGACATTGGCTGAGGGAGTGCTCCGGTCTTGGCAGTCCAGAGTTTCTCATTGTGTTTAAGTGCTTTTAACACCCTTGCCCTTTGCCTTCCCTTTTCAGGTGCTTGATAGAGATCCTCAAGTTGAATAGATGAATCAAACAGCAAGTCCACGCATGCGTGGCCTACTACTTGGTTATATCTTTCTACTCCTGGTCCTTTCTCTCGCACTTGATGGGGTTCCGGTATACGTTTCACTGCAAGTTGCCATATATGCCATGCTACCTCGGTTGCTCCGAGTGGTATTGGACGTTTGTGTTTCCAGTTATATAGAATCGATTGAGCCCGACGTAAGTCGATTTCTTTCGGTTCTTGTATCCCTAGTAACCCAAGCCCTCCAATCCATTCTGGCATATACCAGGGTACATGGCACTGGTCAAGCAGTTGACGGTGTGTAATCAAGAAGCGTTCGTGCACTTCTCGCTGAAGGCGAGCAGGAGTCAGTCTCAGTAGTTCTCTGTAGCGGGAGCCAAGTGTGTTACGTGGGTCGTCCAAGTCGTTGAGACTGACTGATGCTCCGGATCTTTTCTGTCCAGACATCAGACCCATGTTAACATACTTAGCCTCCACGTATGGTTGAGCAATTTTCTGCGGTAATGCATTCCCAATGGAGTACCACTCCGTCCGATCAGGTTCAAACAAGTAGTTGGTCGAGTTCATTTGCACGAACTCACCACTTACATATGTTTTTCCGACGGACTCAATGAGTCCTACAGCATTGGTAATCTTGCTCCAGAAACCATACCCCTTGTGTGTTGTAATAGCAGCGACGTCATCGCCATTGATCATCATTTTAGCTTCAGAAAGCGGAATTACCTTCTGATACGCCAATTCGAGTGACCAGCGAGTCATTGCTGCGTTTGCAATACACAGTACAGGGAACGATGTGACTGACCCCATCAGCTGACCGTTGTTCTGTATGTATAGTGGTCCCTTCCCTCCGGGTTGGAGATAGTGTCCTGTCAGTGATGTTATGAAGAGTCTACGTTCTTCTTCGAACAGCTCGAGATTCTCTGAAATTGCATCCGCAATTTCTTCAGAAACCCAGCTGAACAAGTTGTTCGTGGCCCCGGCATAGTCACCTGACAGAAACTTCTCAAATTCCTGGAGTGTCGGTCCAAGTGCGTCCAGTACTTCTCTTGCATTGATAGGTGTTCCGATAACCTTGAAACATCTATGCTGCCGAAGTACTGTATGCATCTTTTTCCATATACATCTTAAAACAGTCTGCATCAGCGGCGGCATCTTAGTTATCACTCTGATTTTAAGCGCTTCTGCAAGTGCTACCGGAACTGCGATAGGCTCCTCCTCTCTTGCGAGTTGGAGTAGTCGATCCCAAAATTCTGAGTAAACACCTTGCAAGCTCTCAAAGTCATATGACGCTTCGATGGCCGCTGCATTTTCGTCTTCGATCTCCTCTTTTGTGTCCGGTTTTTGCTCATACCGGAACGATCTTGTGTTGAGATATCCGCCATTTCTTCGAAGTCCATGCAAAAGAGTGGGGTGCTGTAAAATTGTTCCTACAGACCCCTGCTGTGCACGGTTATTAATGTAATTAGCGGATGTGCTTGGGAAAAATACTTTCCATCTGTCCTGATCAGTGAGTTTTCCTGCCTTTCCGAAAAGTTCATTCACGGTGCGTCTAAGTTCGATTCTAATCGTTTCTTCAGACAAAACCGTGTTAACTTGCGGTGGTAGATCCTCATTCATATCAGCCCAGTTGAGAAGTGTGCTCTTAAGCACCTTGGGGGGGGACTGCGAGAGTTCTATGGCCGTCTCTAACTCTGCCTTCTTCAGATCACCTTGTGAGGCACGCGGCATTCCCTTTTTCGATTGTAGAATCGAGAAGAGGAGTTCCATTCGTCCTTCTGCATTGTGTTGTGATAGATAGCATTGTATAAAGCGACCACAGCGCCCTCCGATAAGCATGTGTGGCTTATCTTCATCGTCGAACGGAGCCTTCGGGATCACTTGTCCAGTATGTGCGGAAAAGAATGCTGCCAGTTTATATTTGGCAAGTTTCATCCATCCGCATGTACGGGCTAGTTGCTTCCAGGTTTTCACCGTATTTTCGATGTCGGCCTCCCCTCGAA